CAAACGCCAGAACCTTGATATCTCAAGTCTGATCTAAACGTGCCCGGCTCCCCGGTTATATTTATGACATCGGATCCATCAAAAGCTAAGTTTTGTATTTGAGTTCTTCTTACGCCGTCCTTTACGTCATTACTAGTTTCTACTGTATTTTGTTCGTATGAGTAAGTAGGGGTAAGTATGGAAAATTTATATTTTTTTCCTGCTTGAAAATTTAAAGCTTGATCTATAATAACACTGTTTACATTCAATCTTTGAATACTGGTTAAAGGTACCCCGTCTAGTTTATTTACAACGGTAAGATCAGTATTGCCTTTTACGACAGCGTTAGTTCTACCACTATATTTTAAAGGATTTCTATGATTATCATAAATGGTAATTACATCACCGGGCCTTAAATAAGCCCCCTCCATACCAACGTTAAAACTAGCTGTTTCTGTTTCTTCAGATTCACTAGCTAGAATCCATTTAGCAAATCTCCTTGCTTGCCCTCTGCTAGTACAACCCAAAGCTGTAGTCTCTAACTCTCTGATTCCATACCTTTTTACATGTTCTTCATCTTCCATGTATTCTACGGCGGGCTGATACCAATTTCTTTTATCGTTATACCTTACAATAGCTACCGTATGACGAGCTCTTTTCGCAGAACTCGAGTATGTAAAATTACCGTCGATGACATTAGAATTGTTAAAACTATAATTAGAAGATTTAAGTTTATCTTGAGATGAAAAAATACTACCATTACTGTAATAAGCAAGACCTCGAAAGATAGATGAAAGATCATTTAAAACTTTAAAAGCTTCTTCTCGAGATGTAATTATATAGTTAATTGTAAAGCGCGGTTCAAACCCGCCATAAGTGTCATCAACAAGCTCATCACAGTACCTAGCTATTTCATAAAGGGCCCATTTATCTATTTGAGACGCATCTACAAATTCTCCTAATCCATACCTAGGGTTTGTAATTAAATCGTAAAAACACCATGCTGGATTATCTGTCCATATTAAATCTTCAGCAAAATTACCGTCCCATTCTACAGTAGCGTTTTCGTTAAGTCTTGTCCATGTAACGCCGCCATCAGTTGTGTTTGAGTTTGTAGCTGCGCCCACTGCTATACCCTGAATTTTAGTTGCTCCGGCATAGCTAGCACTATTTCCATAACTTTTTAATAATGGGTTATAGTTATTGGGCACTTTTACTTTTAACAATTTAGCATCATACGCTCTGGAAGGTAACCTTTGAAAAGATCTTGCATCAAAAATAGAGTAAACCATAGATGTATAAGGGTATCTCATTTTGGTTCCGTATACTTCTACTATAGAATCTACAAAAGATTGATTTCTTAAAAAAGACGTAACAGATTCTGGGGTAGTTCTTACTATTCTTATTCTCCAACCTTCAAAATTGTCTTTATCCTGAAAACCTTTATCAGTAAGATCAATAGTGCTAGACCTTACGTAACCTTGCTCAATTTTACCTTCTACTTCTTCTTTTTTTGCTAATTTCCATTCGTCTGCAGAAAAGTCAACTCTGACATCACTGGAAGTCTTATTAGAGCTAAAACGTTCATTAAAAATAGGTTGATAAAAGATACTGTATCTTATAATTCGAGCTTTTTGATCTCCAAAACCTACCGCAGCAGGTCTTTTTTTATAACTTTTTTCCCCAAATTGTAAATTTTCTTGAAGATTCGGTATTTTAACTCTTACTATAATTTTGCTGCATTCTTTATTTAGAATTCTGTAAGTTTTTGCATATTTGTCTGCTGGTCCTTTTATTTTAGCGTATCGAGTATCTGTAGGTAAATCGTCTTCCCCACCTTGAATTGCTGGACCATAAAGTCTTTCACCTATACTCCTGTCAATAGTAAGATCCATTTGGTCGGAACTGTCAATAGTTCCATAATTAGGTAAAAAATCATTAGGTGTAGGTATACCTCCAGTAGGGTTTCCTTTAACATAATTTACATTAATATCAGCAAAATTATAGAAACCATTTTTATCGACAACAGGAACCTTATTCCAATAAACTGACCTTAAAAATCCAAGCTCTTTTTTCTGAGTTGCGTCAGTAGGGTCTACGCCTGTTGCTGTATACGCTTCGAATTCAACTTTTTGGTACCCTGTTACATTATCATTTCTGGTGTAAATATAATTACCGCTAGTTATACCTTCAATAGGCCCTTCAGAAATTAAATCTACGATTTCCGCATAGGAACGAGCTGTTACATATTTTGCTTCTGTTCCTACGCCTACTTTTACAGCAGATACATCTATAACTGGAGTCCGTGACTTTTTCGGTTTTTTCTTTGAAAATATTCCCATTTTTTATTCTCCGTTCCATTCTTTACTGTTTGTCGGTATATTTACAGGAGGCTGAAATGAATATTTAAGTCCATGAGCAGGGTCACCCCAAGATTCTTTAGGAGACACATCTGCATCCACATCTATAGTATCAAGAGAGCTTTGAATAACATGACTACCAACAATTAGTCTTCCATAAGCTACAAATACCGGACCTCCTTCTCGAATTGTATTTTCAGGACCATTAAAAAGATAAGATTTTGATCCTCCTTGTTGTATTTCTCCAAAGTCTCCAAATTTAGGCATTGGTGTTAGTAGGTTTGTAACCCCTGCTGCGACAAGCCCTAAACCACCTATTACTTTCGCCGCTGCCATCATTCCTCCTTTTCCAGCCATAAAAGCGCTGAATCCTCCAGCAGCACCTATTCCTGATGCTATTAAAGCTACCCCTACGACTATCGTAACAATGCTCATCATATCTTCTCCTTCTATAATCGGCACTATGTCTATTGTTTTTATGTTAGATTTTTTCATTACGAGTTCAGAAGAGTAAATACCTTCTAGAGTGTTTGGATCTTTACCTTTTTCTATATTAAAATCTTTTTTGTTAATTAGGACTCTATATTTTATGTTCTTTCTATCGTTCTCCCACAGTCTTTTGTAAAAATTCTTACAGTTAGCTTCTATACCTCTAACAGCATCTGAAACACTATTTACCGAAAGTTTCCACTCCTCTCTTCCTAATTGTTCAGCTAAAATACCGTGAACTTTTACATTAACTAAATTTGTCATGACGATATACTTTTATTATCTTATTCTTATACACAGTGCTTAAAGGTTCTGTGCATAAATACTTATTTCTTGGGTGGTGCATTATTTGACCGTTTCCTAAATAAACTGCTACATGATTTGCTCCTGAGCCTTTTAAAAATTCAAAGACTAATACATCATGTTTTCTAAATTCTGAACTAGGCGAAAGTTCAGATATGTTTAAATTTTTGTCGTTTTCGTTTAACTCAAACAAATCTTGAATTAAATTTGGATTTTTTTTGTGCCAATCATCTCCTAAATTGTTGTATCCGTGCAGTTTAATACCTAAATCTGCATAATATTCTTTTACAAAAGTATAGCAATCACTTTCCCCTATTCTAAAAATTCTATCGTATAAAAAAGTTTTATCTTTTTTTGGATCGAATGTAGAAAAAACATCCTTCTTAACGTTGTAAAGAACATAAAGAAGAGAATGCTTCTTGCTGTTTAAAATATCACAAGGTGAAAATTTATCGTTATCAGACGGGTGAGAATGATAGACAGCTTTTATCGCCCCTGACTCGCTACCCCTTAAGTAGTCTACAGGATGTAACGAGAAATGATTTTTAGGACTCTCTGAAGTATTTCGGCATTTAAATATTTGATCTTCTTTATTGCGAGACACTATTAAACCACAACATTCTTTTGGAAACTCTTCCTTAGAATGAATTTTTATTGATTTTTTTATATTTTCAGAAAATTTCATTTTTTACCCTCCTCTTGCTATTTTTTTAGCAGCAGGAAATCCTCCGTATGGTAATTGCCCTTTTTCTATTTGACATCCGCCTCTGTTTCTATCTAAAACTTTATTTCTTGCTCCCCATCTTAACCTACATCCTGTTAAGCTTTTTGAGCATTGGTCAGCAACCCAATATTCAGTGTTAGGCGGTGCTACAATCTGGTTCTTGTTCATGGCTTTTTTACAAACATAATAATATTTTACTGAGTCTTTTTCTACATATACAAAATTACCGGGTAAGTAACCTTTTGAATCGTCCGCTGGCTGAAAGAAATTTTTATTAAATACTCCTAGGTCATCAAAATTCCAATCTTCTGTACCATTTTGTTGAGCTTCAGTAATTATATCATCATCAGAATCAGTGGCTACAGGGGGAGAGTTAAGAAGCATTCCACAGCCTTGGAGGACTTCTTTAGAAGAAGATGTTGATGTAATGTCAGTAGACGTCGAAGTTTGTATCACCCCATCGTTTCTTAAAGTCTTTAGTCTAGCTTTTTTTAATATAGGCACTTTTACATTATCAACAGTAGTAGTATCAGTAGTGTAACCTTCTAATTCTGAACTCTCTGGGTGCTGATACCAACATCCAATACCTCGATATTTCCACACACATTTATCCGCCAGTAATACTCTTTTCGGAAGTTTAGTCCCTTCCATATCCAATACCGACGAAAGTTGATAAGTTAGGGTAGATTTGTTCTCTGTTTCTTTTCTTTCAATAAAAAACACATCATCAGGAAGATAGGCATAAGGGTCGGGTTCATATCCATCAGGTAAAATAGGAATTTGCGAACTCCTTGGAGCTGACAGGTTCCTAAAATTAATTAAATCTAAATATTTTGCAAAAGTCCTTTTTCTGGTTACTTTAGATCCAACTATATCTCCTATTTTTCTTATTTCATATTTTAAAAGAGCTATTTGATCGATACCGTTTTCTGAATTTGCAGTAATTGTAAGCATCGGTTGGGGTAATGATCCTTTAGTAGTGGTTTCAAAGCCTGAAGCGGTTATAGGGGCGGGATAATAAGTTTTACCCTGCCATACGATATAAGAGTTAAAAATTTTAAGGTTATTGTGAAATCTTAACACGCCCTCTTCTATATTTCCTTGCTGTATACCCTGTTCGGCTGCATCTGTGGACAGGTTTATATTAGAATCCAAAGCGAGTTGAGATATATCAATCTCAAA